AGCTAGGGATAGCCCTAGCTTATTTTATAGTACGAGTAAAAAGCAAAGTGTGTTACGTGGTACGCTTTGCTTTGCGCGCAGCCTTCTTTTGTTTGCGCTTTTCAATATCTTGTTTTAACTTTGAAAGTTTAGATTGTTGAATGAAGTAGTGCCTATGTTTAATTCTCATGTAAAAGACACCGCGTTTAATGCATTTAATACGTCAGTGATGTTAGCCATTCTAGTTTGATAGGTGCCAGCATTATCGGGTTGACCATCTGCCAAACAAAAAGCATGTAGTCCACTCAATTGCCCATGCACGCGCGTCAAATTATCAATAGCATTTTGATGCGTTCTAGCAAGATTGCCTTTATTGACCCGCGTAACTTTAACCGTGTTCCCGTTACCATTAGATGGCTTAGTGCCATGTGCCTTCCATAACGATCTAGAAGTAGCGTCTTTAGTTCTGCGTTTAATCGCAGCATCATTGCCTTTTGTGCCACACCAATTTTTGCAGTTACGTTTAACCGCCTGCAACTCTTGAGATAGGTTAGACGCTAACCCGCGTGCTTTGTGTTGGTCGCGTAATTCCCTATACAGTGCGCGGCACTTATCGAATTGCTTACGCGCCTCTTCTTTTGATACACGACGACCGCGCGCTGATAATTGCTTCTCGTATTTTTTCCAGAAGGTATTAAATATGTCAGTCTCGGCCGCTTCGGTTGTTGTTGCATTGGCGGATACCAATGGGAACCACGGAAGCGCGGAGTCGATAGCCTCACCGAATTTAATATTAAATGTGACAAGCGACTCGGTTGCCTTACTCGCAGCGCCTTGGCATGACGTCCAATCTTGTACGTTAGTCATTAGCGCTTTAGTTATTGCGATACCGTTATTGTATGTTTCAACTGCTTTTGCTTTAGCTTTTGATTTAGCCATGATCTTAATTTCCTTTTGTGTGAATAAAGAATAAACAAGCTAGGCTTGCACCTACGTTGTTATACATAAACGCATAACGTGGTACCTATTACTAACAGTATAACGTGGCACCTATTACAAAAGTATAACGTGGTACCTTTTAGTAAAAGTATAACGTGGCACGTAATGATATGAATAACGTAGGGTTTCACCTAGCTTGAAGTCAGACGATTGCCTTGACTTACCTATAGTATAGCAGAGATAGACGGTTCTGTATCACAAATAGGTACTGGGGTGGGGGAGCGCCTTCCCCTGAGAACGCGGGGGCGGGCCTAATACATATTAATATGCACATTACATCACACAACTTGACAAAATCAAACTATAAATCCTAATAAAATCAATAACTTACCCCCACCCCCCTATTGTTACAAAAGTACCCCCTTTGGAGTCCCATACCTCCCCTTGAATAAGGGGGGTATACCTATGTTACACTTCGCAAAACCGGTATTTGGATACCTGCGACATGTCTGTAGTACAGATTGAACCTACCAAGGATCATCCTGTTCCTTATGATCTGACCGAAGAAAAACCTGCGACCCTCTTAGAAGAGATGGCAGTAGCGGGAAACACGGCAGAGCTACAGGAATCATTGGGTGCAGCCCTGGATGTCTCCGAAGGGGACATAGAAAAAGAGAAAGAATTACTCCGCGCTGTTGCGGAAGCGAAGAAACCATCAAACCTTACTAATCAGACCACGGCATTCGCTGCGGCTGCGTTCTTACGGACTTACGGTGCCCAACTTGCTATGGATGCGGTACAGGCTAGGTCTGCGATAACTCATAAACTTATGGAAATTGCCGATTGCGGTGACCCCCGGTATGAGCTAAAAGCTCTGGAACTGTTGGGTAAACACAGCGATATAGGCATTTTTACTGAGCGTAGTGAGATTACTATTAACTATAAGAGTCCAGAGGAACTGGAAAAAGCAATTAAGGACCGGGTAAAGAACCTGCTTAATGCTACTCTAATAGATGTAGCACCTTTAAACGAGGACACGTCTGAGGAAGATTTGGACATGGCGTTGGGTGTTTTAAGTAATGAATAACACAACAACTTCTTTCGATAACATCGCGCTTAAAGATATACCGGCGGTGTTACCACTGCTTTCACAGGCAGAACAGGAGAAGCTGCTGGCCGAGCTGGAGCATTTAGCCAAGCTCAAAAAGCAGAAAAAAGCCCAGACAAAGTTCATAGACTTCGTAAAACAGACGTGGCCTACGTTTATTAGCGGTAAACACCATGCAAAAATGGCGGAAGCTTTTGAGCGCGTTGCCAACGGGGAGTGTAAACGGCTTATTGTCAACATGCCTCCTCGTCATACCAAGTCAGAGTTTGCCAGTTATTTGCTCCCGGCGTGGTTTTTGGGGCAATACCCCCATAAAAAAGTAATTCAGACCTCCCACACAGCAGAGCTGGCGGTGGGGTTTGGTCGAAAAGTACGTAATTTAGTGGATCAGGAGGGATATAAAGACATTTTTCCTGACTTGCACCTGTCAGCAGACAGTAAAGCGGCAGGGAGATGGAACACCAGCAAGGGTGGAGACTACTTTGCGATAGGTGTAGGTGGTGCAGTGACTGGTAAAGGTGCGGATTTGCTCATTATTGATGACCCGCACTCGGAACAGGAGGCGGCATTAGCCGAAATTAACCCGGATATTTACGATAAGACCTACGAATGGTACACATCCGGCCCTCGGCAGCGTCTGCAACCGGGGGGAGCTATCGTAATTGTGATGACACGCTGGAGTATGCGTGATCTAACAGCAAAAGTTATTAAATCTGCCGCCCAAAGGGGCGGGGATGAATGGGAAGTCATTGAATTTCCCGCAATTATGCCGTCAGGGACACCTGTATGGCCTGAATTTTGGTCAAAAAAAGAACTAGATGCGTTAAAAGAGGAACTGCCTAATTCCAAGTGGATGGCGCAGTACCAGCAGAACCCCACTTCTGAAACATCGGCTATTGTTAAGCGTGAATGGTGGAAAACATGGGAAAAAGAGACCCCGCCTCCTTGTGATTTTATCCTTATGGCGTGGGATACGGCGTTTGAGAAGACAAAACGGGCAGATTACTCAGCTTGTACTACCTGGGGGGTGTTTTACCACCCGGATGACAATGGAATAGAGCAGGCAAACCTGATATTACTGAATGCTTTCAGGGAAAGGATGGAATTTCCTAAATTAAAGCGTATATCTGTGGAACAATACGAAGAATGGGAACCAGATACGTTAATTGTAGAGAAAAAAGCATCAGGTTCGCCTTTAATCTACGAACTTAGGGCGATGGGCATACCAGTACAGGAGTTTACACCGACTAAAGGAAACGACAAGATAACCAGACTTAATGCTGTATCTGATCTGTTTGCCTCTGGTATGGTGTGGGCACCAGACAGGCACTGGGCTGAAGAAGTTATAGACGAGGTTGCAGCATTTCCGGCGGGAGAACACGATGACTACGTGGATTCAGTCTCTCTGGCCTTAATGAGGTATCGAAAGGGTGGATTTATAAGGCTTCCTTCAGATGAAGCAGATGAAATTCAATACTTTAAGCAACGTAGAGGCGCATACTACTAATGGCTACAACGAAACACACAGGACGTAATAGCCTAGTAAAACGGTTAAGTGCCCAAGTGGGTTCTCGTGCTCTGGCTGAAAATATCCTTAAAAAGCGCGGACAAATGACTAAAGGCGGTAAACTAACTACGAAAGGCAAGAAAAGAAATGCTAAAACCGCTGCTGAGAGAGCGAAAGAACGGGCTGCTAAAAGGTCAGGTAGACCAGTAACGGACTATAAATATGATGTTAAAACTAACGCTGCTACGTTAAAAAAAGGGCGGTAACTTAATAATGGCTATCGAAAGAAGTTTATATACAACTCCTGAAGGAATAGGAGTTGAAGAACAAAGTGTAGAGATTGGCATTGTTAATCCTGAAATGGTCACAATGGACGATGGCAGTGTTGAAGTAACACTTGTTGCTGAAGAAGGTATGGAAGAAACCGCAGGAGCGCCATTTGACGCTAATATAGCGGAGTACCTTGAGGATAATGAACTTACTGAGATTTCTTCAGAGCTTATAGGTCATTTTGAATCAGACGTTAACAGCCGTAAGGACTGGGCTGAAACTTTTGTTAAAGGACTGGATGTACTGGGGTTTAAATACGAAGAGCGTGTAGAACCGTGGGAAGATGCCTGCGGTGTATATTCTAACGTATTAGCAGAAGCTGCCATACGCTTCCAAGCAGAAGCGATGAGCGAAACTTTTCCTGCTGCTGGCCCTGTAAAGACCAAGATACTTGGAGAGATAACCAAAGACAAGGAGGATGCTGCCCTCCGTGTTCGTACCGACATGAACTACGAACTTACTGATGTCATGGTCGAGTACAGGCCAGAACACGAACGGTTACTCTACAGTCTTGGTCTTGCAGGGTCAGCTTTTAAAAAAGTTTATTATGATCCCAATATTGGCAGGCAAGTTGCTATTTATATCCCTGCTGAAGATGTAGTTGTTCCTTACGGCGCTTCTAACCTGGAATCTGCTGAACGTGTTACTCACGTAATGCGTAAGACAAAAAACGAGCTAATAAAATTGCAAGCCGCTGGATTCTACCGCGAAGTAGAGCTGGGCGAGCCTATGTCTTTTCACACGGATGTAGAAGAAGCAAAAGCTAAAGAAGGCGGGTATACCCTTAATTCGGATGATCGGTACACGGTACTTGAGATACATGCTGATTTAATCATCGACAGTATGGAAGGAGAACAAGAAGATGTTCTTCAGATAGCTAAACCTTACGTAGTCACAATAGATCAGGGTACAGGCACAATTCTTGCAATACGCCGTAATTGGGATACGGATGATCCTTTGACGCTTAAACGTCAACATTTTGTTCATTATTCTTATGTACCGGGATTTGGTTTCTATGGCCTTGGTTTAATTCACATTATTGGTGGATATGCCAGAGCAGGCACTTCTCTTATTCGCCAATTAGTTGACGCAGGCACGCTTTCTAATTTGCCAGGAGGGTTAAAGAGCAGAGGGTTAAGAGTTAAAGGAGATGATACCCCCATTGGTCCCGGCGAGTTCCGTGATGTAGATGTGCCTAGCGGGAGCATCAGGGACAATATAATGACGCTTCCTTATACGGAGCCGTCCCAAACACTTCTTGCTTTACTTAAACAAATTACTGAAGAAGGCCGCAGGTTAGGGGCTATCAGTGATATGAACATTTCTGATATGAGCGCAAATGCGCCAGTCGGAACTACACTGGCCCTGCTGGAGCGCACGCTTAAACCTATGGCGGCGGTTCAGTCCCGTGTCCACTACGCCATGAAGCAGGAGTTTAAACTCTTAAGAGCAATTATTTCTGAGTATGCACCTGTTGACTATGAGTATACGCCTGATCGCGGGGAACCCCGTGCTCGTCAGGCAGATTACGAAACGGTTGAGGTCATCCCTGTAAGTGATCCTAACAGCAGTACGATGGCACAAAGAGTTGTGCAATATCAGACTGTTATGCAAATGGCACAGAATGCCCCGCAAATCTATGACCTACCACAGTTACACCGGCAGATGATTGAAGTGTTAGGTATTAAGAACGCCGATAAACTGGTGCCGACTAAAGATGATATTAATCCAACTGATCCGGTAGGTGAAAATATGAATATTTTGGTTGGTAAACCAGTCAAAGCTTTTATTTTTCAAGACCAGGATGCACATATACAAACTCACCAAGCTTTCTTACAAGACCCGCAGATTGCAGCATTTATGGGGCAGAACCCGGCTGCACAGCAGATGGTAGCTGCATTGCAAGCTCATATTGCGGAACACGTAGCTTTTAGTTACAGAAGACAAATAGAAGAACGTTTGGGAGCAGCACTTCCACCTCCAGACCAAGAGCTGCCAGAGCTTATAGAAGAAAACTTGTCTAGGTTACTGAGTGAGGCTGCTGTAGAACTTTCTAAACAAAAACAAGCGGCTGCCGCCCAACAGCAAGCACAGCAACAAGCTCAAGACCCTGCGTTCCAAATGAAACAAGCAGAGTTGCAGCTTAAACAAGGTGAACTTCAGCGCAAAGCCGCTAAGGATGCTATGGACGGGGCACTTGATCAGGAGCGTTTAAATCTGGATAAAGAAAAAGCTTCAACCAGTTCGGTATTGGAAGCTAACCGTATAGCTGCACAGAACCAAGCAGCAGAAGCTAAGAACGATATTGATGAAGCTAAGACTATATTGGATATGACAAAAGCCAAAAGCGAAGAAGACCGTACACGAGCAGAAGCCCAGAGAGCTGCGGCTGAAGCGTCTCGTGACGACAGAGAGGACAGGTAATGGCTAAAACCGTCTTTGACGTGCTAATAGATAAACTTACAGACCATAAAAGGTCTAGCGAAGAATTTCTACATTCCGGTGCAGCTAAAGACTTTGCCGAGTATAGAGAAGTGTGTGGTGTGCTTCGGGGTCTGGACACCGCATTACGAGAAGTAAATGACCTCTCGCGCAATTATATGGAAGATGCAGATGACTGAAGAAGCAGTTGAACTAACCCCGCTTGAAACTAAGCGCCGTAAAAAAATAGAAGAGCAAAAGAAAGCAGAAGTAGTGCTAGAGGAACAAATCCCCCAGCCAGTTGGGTATCGCGTACTTATTGCTCTACCTAGTATAGAAGACACATTTGAGGGAGGAATCGCCAAAACTGCTGAAACCATACGAGAAGAATACATCTTGTCTATGATTGGATTAGTGGTTGATATGGGCGATCAAGCCTATAAAGACAAAGAACGGTTTCCAGATGGGCCGTGGTGTAAACAAGGCGATTATGTAATGTTTCGTGCTAATACAGGCACGCGATTTAAAGTTGGCAAGACTGAATATAGGTTAATGAATGATGATTCAGTTGAAGCTGTTATTAATGATCCGAGTAAACTTACTCGTGCGTGAGGATTAAATTATGGCTATGCAACAAGTAGAGTATGAGTTTCCTGATCCTGAAAAGGAAAAAAACTTACAAGAAGTAGATGTACCAGAATTAGAATCTGAAACCTCGGAGCTTGAGATTGAAGGAGCTGTAGGGCGTGAAGAAATTAAAAAGCCTAAGAAAGACCCTACTGAAGTACAAGTAATAGAAAAAGAAGAAGTAGAAGTAGAAGTAGTAGACGATACTCCTAAAGCTGACCAAGGGCGTAAACCTTCTGAACCCCCTGAAGAAGTTACTAATGAAGAATTAGATAATTATTCTGACAAAGTAAAAAAACGGATTCAACATTTTAGTAAAGGTTACCACGACGAGCGCAGAGCCAAAGAAGAAGCATTTCGTGAGCGTGAAGCGGTTGAGGAATACGCTAGACAGCTAATAGATGAAAATGAACAATTAAAAACTAAATCAAACCAAAGTCATAACGCACTGATTGAGTCTGCAAAAAAACAAGTTCAATCAGAACTTGCTGTAGCCCAGCAAAAATATAAGCAAGCCCATGAATCAGGTGAAACTGATGCTATGGTTGAGGCGCAACAACTTTTAAATACCGCTCAAATACGAGCAGAAAAAGTTAACAATATACAACCTAAAGTAGTAGGACAGGTGCAAGGGGCTTTACAACCTCAACAAAATACGGTTCAATCGCAGGAACCCGTATCTCAACCAGAGTTCCAGCGAGATCAAAAAGCTTCTGACTGGGCAGATAATAATGTTTGGTTTGGGAATGGGCCAGAAGGCGACCCGGAAATGACATCATTTGCTTTTGGGTTGCATACAAAATTAGTTAACGAGGGTATAGACCCTCGCTCTGATAAATACTACCAGCGCATTGACGCTCGTATGCGAGAAATATTCCCCGATCAATTTGATGACGGGATAGACGATAAGCCAGAGGAGGCTTCCAAGAAAAAATCTAGTAATGTGGTTGCACCCGCTACGCGGAGCACAGCACCTAAAAAGGTGAAATTAAAACAATCACAGATTGCTATAGCGAAAAGACTTGGAGTCCCATTGGATCAATACGCCAAACAGGTTGCTGAATTAGCGAGGAAACAAGATGGCTGAAGATAAAACTCTACGTATGCCACGAGAAAACGAAACTAGAGAAAAAACAGGCCGTAAAAAAGCATGGGTTAGACCAGAAATATTACCTAACCCTACGCCGGAAGACGGTTATGTGTACCGCTGGATTCGTATTAGCACGCGAGGCGTTTCTGATGCCACTAATATTTCCTCCAAGTTACGTGAAGGATGGGAGCCTGTAAAAGCTGAAGTTCACCCAGAGGTATTTACTGATGCTGTCGTTGATAGCAGATTTAAAGATAATATCGTTATAGGTGGATTAATGCTTTGCAAAGCCCCACAAGAGATGGTCGAGGAACGCAATAAACATTACCAAGAGCAGACTGATGCTCAAATGCGCGCTGTAGACCAAAACTTAATGCGTGAAAGTGATCCACGTATGCCTATATTTAATGATAGGAAATCGTCGGTAACTTTCGGTAAAGGATAACTAGGAGTCTATCATGGCATCTTCTGCTACACCTTACGGCTTAAAAGCTGTAAATCTGATTGGAGGGCGGCCCTATGCAGGGTCTACTCGTCAGATTAAGATAGCGTCCGGTTATGGTACCAACATTTACAATGGGTCTATTGTGTCCATTGTTGCTGGTGGCACCATTGAAATCGTGACCACAAATGGGGACAACTCAACAGGGTTTCCCGCAGGTACCATCGGCGTTTTCGTTGGTTGTACTTACACTGACCCCAGCACTAGCCAGTTGACGTTTAATCAATACTGGCCTACTGGAACTGTAGCGTCTGACGCTAAAGCCTATATTGTAGATGATCCTGATGTAGTATTTCAGGTACAGGCTGACGGCGCTGTGACTCAAGCAGATTTGGGTCAAAACACTCACTTGGCGGCTGTACAATCTACAAGTACAGGAAGTACCACTAACGGTAATTCCACTAGCGCCGCTACTTCTACCACCGCCGCTACTTCTGGTTTTGCATTCCGTATCGTTGATTTTGTTGACGGGCCGGAGTCCACTGTCGGTGATGCGTATACTGATCTATTGGTTAAATTTAACCCGGATTCGCATTCGTACACTAACAAGACCGGTATATAAGGAGACTTGAGATATGGCTATTTCACGAGCGCAACTCCTCAAGGAACTCCTACCTGGCTTAAATGCCTTGTTTGGCCTTGAGTACGCAAAGTATGGTGAGGAAGCAGCAGAAATCTTTGAAACTGAGAGTTCTGACCGTTCCTTTGAAGAAGAAACTAAGTTATCAGGCTTTGGCGCTGCCCCCGTTAAAAACGAAGGCGCTGCTATTGCATATGATAATGCCCAGGAAGCGTGGACTGCTCGATATAACCACGAGACAATTTCTATGGGATTTTCAGTAACCGAAGAGGCTATTGAAGACAACCTGTACGATTCTTTGTCTGCTCGTTATACCAAGGCACTTGCACGCGGAATGGCTTATACCAAGCAGGTCAAAGGTGCAGCTATATTGAACAATGCGTTCGATAGCGATTATACCTATGGCGATGGTTTGGAATTATGTTCTACTGCACACCCGTTGGTGTCTGGTGGTACTAATTCTAATGAGCCAGCAACTGCTGCTGATTTGAATGAGACTTCTTTGGAAGCCGCTGTTATTCAAATCGCTGGTTGGACTGACGAACGTGGTTTGCTGATTGCAGCTAAGCCTCGTAAGTTGGTTGTCCCCGCCGATCTTCAGTTTGTGGCAACTCGTTTGCTTGAGACTGAACTTCGTGTGAATACCGCTGATAACGACATCAACGCCCTTAAGTCTAATGGTTCAATTCCAGAAGGTTACACAGTTAACCATTATCTGACTGATACCAATGCTTGGTTCTTGTTGTCTGACGTTCCAAACGGTCTTAAGCACTTTGTGCGTACCCCAATGCAAACCTCTATGGATGCTGATTTTGATACTGGCAATAGCCGGTATAAAGCCCGTGAGCGTTATAGCTTTGGTGTATCTGATCCTTTGGGTATCTTTGGTTCACCGGGAGCCAGCTAAAACTGGTTAAAAAAGGGGGTGGCGCTTGCTGCCCCTTTTTTCTTTGTTATACTCTTAATTCATCCTGACTGCGTTCCATTGTGGAAGCGGCAGACATTAGCCACGACAGGAGAAACATATGGCTACTCATCACAACACGCCCGTGCTGTACAGTGGATATGCGTCCGGTTACAAGGATTTATTATCCCAACCTATTGCGTTAAACCCCGATTACTTTACTTATGTTGACGATTTCCTTGGTATAGTAATTAATACTACTAATGACTGGACTGTAGTTAAGGACAGCGGTGCAACTGTTGCTATTGTTGCAGATACAGTTGGCGGCGAGTTAGGGTTAACTTCTGCTGGCACTACTGATAATGACGGAGCTTCTATTCAGAAGAACGAAACTTTTTCAGTGGACGCTAGTAAAAATCTTTTCTTTCAGACTCGATTAAAGTGTAACGATGCTGACCAAACTGACATTTGTGTTGGTTTTACGGTTAATTTTGCAACTAATCCAGAAGCAATGTTAACTGCGGCAGACCGTATCGTGTTTCAAGTGGATGATGGAGATGCTTCTATTCTGTGTAAAACAGAGAAAGATGGCACTGAAACCTCTACTGATTCCGGTATTGATCTGGCTGATGATACTTACGTTAAATTAGGTATTTCAGTAGCAGGTACAGGAAGCGCTAAGTTCTATATTAATGATCTATTAGTTGCTACCCATTCCGCTAATATCCCTGATGATGAGAACCTTACTATTGGGGCAATGAGTTTGTCCGGTAGTGCTTCTGGTACTCGTGTGACCACACTTGATTACATGATGGCTTCACAAACACGCGATTAATAGGGGGTAGCTATGGCTACGGCTAAGAAAAAGGTGCCTGCTAAGAAAAAAGCGGCACCTAAAAAAGCTGCAAAAGGTGGTCTTGTGCCCGGTACTGCTGAGCATAAAGCTGCGGTTTTGCGAGGTGAAATTAAGGAGTAGAGCATGTCCAAAGGTGATATTTTCGCTATAACTCCATCTACCAGTGCTACGTTGTTAAAAGCAGCGGCTTCTATTAGTGGGGCGGGAGACATAACGCTACTTACTAATGATGTTAGTCCTTCAGGTACGGGCTACAAGCTTTTGTTTACTTCAGCAGGTAATGACAGCGGTAGGACTTTCACTATTACGGGTATTAAAGTTGGTAGTTTAACTGGTGAATCTACTACAGAAACTGTTACTGGTGCTAGTTCTAGTACAGCTTCTTCTACTAATTTTTATACTTTAGTAATCAATATTTCTATTGATGGCGCATCTGCTGGGAATGTAAGCATTGGTACTACTGGTTCTTTGGCTTTTGGCCGCACAAGAATCAAGAGTGTTTACTACGTAGGAGCAGGTTCTGCGGGGTCGTTGAAACTGAATTTAAACGGCGCTAGTGGTACTTTGCTTTTACAAGTTGATACCCCTGCATCATCTGCTTCTTTTTCTGACAGTGTAACTATACCTGATGAGGGTATTCTTACGCAGCGGAGTAATAGTAAGAGCGATTTTGCAGTATTGACACTAACTAATATTAGTAATGTAACCGTATTCTGTGGATAACTATGCCTAGTAAATCTAGGAAACAACACAAGTTTATGAAGGCTGTGGCTAATAACCCCAAGTTTGCTAGGCAAGCTGGGGTACCGCAGGGTGTTGGTAGGGAATATGTAAAGGCTGATAAGGGTCGAAATTTTGTACGAGGAGGAAATGTTATGCCAATGGGTAAAGGTACATACGGATCAAAAGTTGGAAGACCACCAACTCAAAAATACAGTGCTGGTAGAAGAGTTAGAGATGAACGTAATTTAACCGAAGAAGATTTGAGGGTTGAAAGACGAAAGCCAAAAGATAAAAAAGAAAGAAAAGATAGAGACAGTGAACTAGCCAGGATTGACAGAGAAGAAAGAGAAGTAATGTTTAATAAAGGCGGTAAAGTACGCGGTTGTGGTATGGCTCGACAGGGTGTACGCCCCGCTAAAATGGTGAAGATGAGCTAATATAAAATGGCTACATCTGGCACTGCTACATTCAACATGGACTTCACGGAAATCGCTGAAGAAGCGTGGGAACGTGCTGGCCGCGAAATGCGTTCGGGGTATGACCTCCGAACCGCTCGTAGGTCTATGAATTTATTGACTATTGAATGGCAAAATCGTGGCATTAATATGTGGACGATTGATTCTGGAACCGTTAGTTTGGTACAGAGCACTGCTACGTATGCCCTTCCAGCCGATACTATTGATCTTTTAGAACAAGTAATTAGGACAGACAGCGGAAGTGTAAGTAAACAATCTGATCTTAATTTATCTCGTATTAGTGTTTCTACCTATTCAAGTATTCCTAATAAGCTAAGTGAAGGGCGGCCTATACAGGTTTATGTTGATCGTGGACAGGCTAATCCTTCAGTAACTGTGTGGCCTGTCCCTGATAAATCAAGCACTTACGTTCTTAAATATTGGCGTATGCGGCGCATAGAAGATGCAGGTACTGGTATTAATACAGCCGATGTTAACTTTAGATTTTTACCATGTTTGGTGGCAGGGTTGGCTTATTACGTTGCCATGAAAGACCCTGAGTTGGCAGGTAGACTTCCTATGCTAAAGGCTACTTATGAAGAAGCATTTGAATTAGCGGCTGGAGAGGATAGAGAAAAAGCGTCTATAAGCTTGATACCGCGCATGTATGGCGTGAGTTAAATATGAGCCAGCGTTTTGCATCGGGTAAAAAAGCACTCGCTATATGCGATATATGCGGGTTTCAGTACAGGCTAAGGGAGCTTAGGAATTTAGTAAAGAAAAACAAGATAACAGAATTAAAAGCGTGTCCAGAATGTTGGAACCCTGACCAACCTCAAAACAGGTTAGGTGAATTTCCGGTAGATGATCCACAAGCAATACGTAATCCAAGGCCGGATTTTACTGAGCTTCCAGCAAGTAGAGCACATATAGAGCCAATTGACCCATCTATAGTGGTTGGGTTTGGAAAAGTTGGAGTTGTAACTATTTCAATTGCATAGAGGTTATTATGAAAAAAGAAAACAAAAAAGCTCCTAAAGTTATTGAGTTCCCTGATGAGCCTGTAAATTATTCTCCGGGTACAAAAGTTAATCAGCCTATAAATATGAAAACCAGCGGTATTAAAATGCGCGGTGCTGGCGCTGCTACCAAGGGAACAATGGCACGGGGTCCAATGGCGTAGTGAACTATACGGAACTTAAAACGAACATAAATAGCATTTGTGAACAGACGTTTGCTGATGCTGAACTTGCTTTGTTTACAGAACAGGCGGAACAAAAAATATACAGTGCAGTGCAATTACCTGCGCTTCGTAAAAACCAAACGGGTACTTTAACTATAGGCAATAAATATTTAACGATGCCTTCTGGGTTTTTATACGCTTATTCGGTAGCAATAATTAGCGGTAGTGATTATATCTACCTGTTGGATAAGGACTCTAACTTTATGCGTGAGGCTTACCCCAACCCGGCTACGACAGGTACTCCAGTACACTACGCTATTTTTGACCAAACAAGTTTTATTATAGGTCCAACTCCAGACGCTAATTATTCTGCTGAAATACATTTTGGCTACTACCCCGAGTCTATTGTTACTGCTGGCACTACCTGGCTTGGTACTGAGTTTGATTCTGCATTGTTAAATGGAGCTTTAGTAGAAGCTATACGTTTCCAAAAAGGTGAAACTGATATGGTAGCTTTCTATGAAAAACTTTATGTAGAGTCACTGTCGTTACTAAAAAATCTTGGGGATGGTAAATTACGTGAAGACACGTATCGTTCCGGGCAAGTTTCAAGAGAAGTTGTATAATGATAAGTGCAAACGGCGCGTTACAATTAGGAGATATAACTTTAGCTTCTGTGTCTAATCGAGGCTTTACGCCCGAAGAACTTGCTGAACGGGCGTTAGACAGAATTATTCATGTAGGAGGGAACAGTCATCCTCTTATACAAGAACAGGCAGAAGCTTTTAAGGATCAAATTCGAGGTGTGTTGGTAGAATACATGAGACAGGCTGTTCGATCTAACCACACTACTTTGGCAAACCAGTTCCGTGATGCTGGACATCCAGAACTTGTAAAACTATTGGAGATATAACATGGCAATAACTGTAGCTACAGCAATGCCCACAAGTTTCAAAGTGGAGCTTCTTAAAGGGTTGCATGACCTTCAGAATGGTGCTGATGCGCTCAAAATAGCGTTATTAAAAGCTACTGCGTCGGGGTCAGGAACTTACGGGGCTGCAAGCACTAACTACTCTAATGTTACTGGAAATAGCGATGAAACAAGTGGCAGTGGCTACAGTGCAGGGGGAAACGCTCTAACGAACGTAACACCTGTTGCTGCTGGCACTACAGCGGTTTGTGATTTTAGCGATACTACTTGGTCGAGCGCCTCTTTTACTTCATGCGGCGCAATGATCTACAACACCAGTAATTCTAATTCTGCATGTGCGGTGCTGAGTTTTAGTGGCGATCAAACTGTTAGCACAGGCGATTTCACTATTCAGTTCCCTGCCGCTGGGGCTTCTACTGCGATCATACGGATCGCCTAAAGGCTAAATAGTGGCGGATAAAATTGTATATCTCGGTGGTCCATGGGGTATAGCTGGTTGGGGTGATGGTGCGTGGGGAGACAATGGGAACGTCTCTGTAGTAGGCACTGGCGCAATCGGAACAGTAAGCTTTATTCTGGATGAGAATATTGTTCCAACTGGTGTAGTAGGGACAGGTGCAGTAGGAACGGTAGCCCTATCCTATGACGGGTCTGTAATTCCAACAGGCATAGCAGGGACAGGTGCAGTAGGAACGGCAGTTCTATCCTATGACTGGACGGTATATCTCGGTGGTCCGTGGGGTACAGCTAGTTGGGGTGATGGTACTTGGGGATCGACCCAGAATACCTCTGTAGCAGGTACTGGCGCTATTGGAACAGTAACTTTTGCTACTGATGAAAATATTGTTCCAACAGGTGTAGTAGGCACCGGCGCTATTGGGACAGTAGGTTTTATTCTGGATGAGACCATTGTTCCGATAGGAATAGCAGGAACAGGTGCAGTAGGGACTGTAGCTATATCGTATGCGGAAACCGTTAGTCCGACAGGCGTAGCAGGAACTGGCGCGGTAGGAAGCGTTACCGCAGTTCCCACGGCAATCCCAACAGGTGTAGCTGGTACGGGCGCAGTTGGAACAGTAAGTTTAACTTACAGTGGTTCTATTATTCCTACAGGAGTGCAAGGAACAGGGGCAGTAGGTACAATAACCAGACGGGGCTGGACTACAATAGATGATAGCCAGACACCTAATTGGACAAATGTAACAGATGCACAAACCCCTAATTGGACAGATGTAGATAAAGCGGCTTAGGAGCTAACAAATGGCTACTTATGTAAATAATTTAAGATTAAAAGAAATCACTACAGGTGATGAAGATGGTACATGGGGTACCAGTACAAATACTAATTTAGAGCTAATTGCGGATGCACTTGGTTATAACACCCAAGCTTCTTTTGGTTCTGACGCTAATGTTACCACTACTATAGCGGATGGTGCGGCAGACCCCGCTAGAGCAATGTATTTTAAAGTAACTTCTGGAGCTACTTTATCAACCACCAGAGTATTAACCATAGAACCTAATACAGTATCTAGGTTGATGTGGATAGAAAATGCCACCACCGGAAGTCAGACAATTACGATTAAACAAGGTTCTGGTGCCACCGTTAATATTGGTACTGGTGAGACTAAAATAGTTTATTTAGATGGTGCTGGGGCGGGGGCTGCGGTAGTCGATGCACTCGCTAATTTTAATTTAGATTTAGCAAATCAAATTACTGGAACTCTTCCTGTAGCCAATGGTGGTACTGGGATCACAAGTCTAGGTTCTAATGTAGCTACTTGGCTTGGCACTCCCTCTTCTGCAAATTTACGTAGCGCTTTAACTGATGAAACAGGTACAGGGGCTGCTGTTTTTGCAACAAGTCCAACCCTTGTCACACCAGTTCTTGGCACACCCGCTTCGGGAAACCTTCAAAGTTGTACTGCGGACGGAACAGACGCGGTTGGTTTTAAAAACATACCTCAAAACAGCAAAAGTGCAGATTACACTTTGGTTCTGGCTGACGCAGGAAAACATATTTTTCATCCCTCTGGCGATGGAACCGCTCGGACTTACACCATCCCGGCTAATGCTTCGGTAGCTTACCCGATAGGTACTGCGGTAGTTTTTGTTAACATGACAGCAGAGGTCGTATCAATAGCCATTACATCCGACACTATGTATCTCGCAAAAGACGGGACAACTGGCACAAGGTCGCTGGCGCGTTATGGCTCAGCAACAGCCCTTAAAATGACCGCAACAACGTGGCTCATATCCGGGAGTGCCCTATCGTGAGTGGAGCGCTTATAGGAGTTTTCAAAAGCCAGCGTGGTTTTGCGACAGTTGCTGATGCACCTACGATTGGCACGGCTACTGCAACGAGTACGACAACTGCCACGGTAGCCTATACTGCGCCCGGAAATGATGGCGGTTCTCCGATTACTTCCTATGTAGCTACCTCTACACCTGGAAGTATTACTGGCACATTAAGCACAGCAGGTTCAGGAACTATTACTGTAAGTGGGCTTAGCGCATCTACGAGCTACACGTTTACTGTTCATGCCGTAAACGCAATTGGCAATAGTGCAGAAAGTGCAGCAAGTAATGCAGCCGACACAACACCATCAACTAGCCAACAGGCATACACGACTGCTGGATCGTATTCTTTTGTAGCTCCAGCCGGGGCATTTAGTGTTTCTGTTGTTTGTATAGGGGGAGGCAAACTCCGAGCGGGAGGGGGTCTTGGTTATAAAAATAATTATGCTGTCGTACCAGGAAATTCCTATACTGTTGAAGTTGGGGCACAAAATAACGACTCTTATTTTGTGAGCGCACCGACAGTTAGCGGAACCGCTGGTAATACTGGTAGCGGCACTGGTGGTGGTACAGGTGACGGGGGTGGTTATACAGGCGATGGCGGCGGTAATGGGGGATACGATAGTCAATGGGCTGGCGGCGGGGCTGGTGGTTACTCTGGTTATGGCGGCGGCAGGGACGACCCCGGCACTGGTGGTGGTGGTGGCGGTGGCGGAATAGATACCTACCACGGTGGTGGCTCTGGTGGTGGGGGTACTGGTATTTTAGGCGAAGGATCAAACGGAGCTGCTGGAGTGAGCTGCCGAGGTTCGGCCAGTTC